TTGCTCGGATAATCGCCCATCGTAAAAGTACGAGTAGTGGGCCTTATCGCTGGAAATTGCGATGCCATCAGGCGATACCGACGCGGGCGCGGGTGCGCGGGCTATTCTGCATTCTATCGAGCGTCATGTTCATGCCACGCTTGGCACCGTCGTTTGCAGCTTGACGGCGAGTGGTTGCCATCGCTGCCTCCAACTGCTCGCGGCTCACAAATTCCTGGCCGCCGATGTTGGTGGTTTCAAATGTGAAGTTCATCGCTGGTGCGTTGCCCACTGGTGAACGTCCCATCAACTGGCGCATGTCCTCGTTTCGCATGACGCCGCCGTTGCTGCTTGGTACGAAAAGTTCCGGACCACGCTCACCCACCATGTAAGGCTGGCCGCCCTGCACCGGACCACCGTTTGCACGGAAAGGCCCCATAGTGTCATATTTTGTAATCTGCGGTAAAAATCCTGTGCCGCTCATTGCGTCCCCGGCATCCGGTGCTTTGCCGAAACCTGCAAACGCCCTGGCGATGCCGATTGCGATGTAGGTGGCGATCATCTTGGTGCCTTCTTGCACCAAAACTTGGCCAATGCTCTTCAGCATGTCAGAGAACACTTCTTTAATAGTAGTGCTGCCTTCAATCAAACCAGAAATAGCGTTATTTAATGAGTTGCCGATTGCACTGCCGATACCGCTAGCTACATTAACTGCAACTTGTTCTAAGTCATTAAGCTGTGCTGTAGAATCAACAATAAATTTGTTTAAAGGTTGGTTAGCCGCATTGAGGTCTTTCTTTAATTTTTCGATTTGAGATAGCTGGTCTTCTGTAAATTTGTCGCTGTCTCTTAGCTCTTTCATTTGCTGTGCTATTTCCAATCTTTCGCGCTCTTGACGGGTAGTAGCCGTTGTAATGTTCAGCTGATTCTCTAAAGAAGCGACAGTGTTCTCGTAGTTCTCAGTACGTAACCTTACAGCTTCAGCAAGCTCCCTTTCGGTTTGACGTTGAGCTGCAAGCTTTTCAGTAGCTGCATTGATGTTGATTCCGTCTTTCTCTCTTTGATCCTCCACTTTTGCTAAAGCTTTTATCCTATTTTGCTCGATCTCGGAAATACGTTGCTCGCCTCTAAGCCGTATCTCTAACTCTTCGTTACCCGAAGCAACCGCAGCTGCAATTTTATCTTGAAAACGCGATACCTCTAATATCTTAACGCGCTCAGCTTCTAATCGTTTTAGACGTTCTTGCAGCCTCTCTTCCTCTCTTCTAGCTTTGTCCGCTGACCGATCAGTTGGTGGCTTTATAGTTCTAAAATCTTCTGGTGTCTGAGGGATAATAGGCACGCTGGGTGTAGGTCTTAAACCTTCTGCAATTGCTCGGTTTAAAATTTCAGCTTGTTTAGCAACTGTTAATGCACCTAGAACTTCCTGCGTACCGCCCCCGCGTACATTTCTACGTGTAGTCCCTCTAACCTCCGCTTCAATCTCAGCAAAACGTTGCTGTGCTTGCGTGTCCCCAGCAATGTCACGCTGGAAAGCAGCGAAGCGTTGCTCAGTTGTTAAACCTGTTAGAAACCCGTTTACAAGCTCCAAAAATCCTTTTAAAGGACCGGAAATTAAAGCTTGTAATTGAAGGGTTAATTCGTTCCAAAGTTTTGTAGTTTCGTCAGTCTCAGCTCCTAGATCGACTAGCGATTGAACTCCGTTGTTACCTATTTTATCCGCAAGCTCTTGAGTAAGTAAAGAAGCTAAACCTGCTACATCTCCTTGTTCTTCTAAAGCGTAGGAAAGCTCTTCACTTTGTTTACTACTAAATAAAGACTTTTCTCTTACAAAATTTAATGCACTAGAAGTTGACGTTAATGCTTTTGCTGTGTTTAAAGCATCTTGTGCCACAGCATCAAGCTGTTGACCAATGGCACTACCAAAGATTTGAGCACCAAAACCTCCTTTGCCCCCACCTAGTAACGCCCCACCGACGCCACCAAGGACGGCTCCTGGGCCGCCACCAAATAAAAGGGGAAAACCTGCACCAAGAAGTAAATCTTCTCTTAAACGGCTTCTTTGCTTTTTAATAGTACTTCTTTTTTCTAGTTTTTCGTCAAAATCTCGCAAAGCTTTTGCATTAGCTTCTTTTTGTAATCTAAGATCTTCTTTACTTACTCTGTCCGCAGACTGAATTTTTCTTCTTGTACTTTCTTCTATACCACGTAATTCTATGTTTTGAAGTTCTTGCTGTAAAGTTTTTTCTGCAGCAGCTACTTGCTTATTAGCCTCATATTGTGCATTAGCTGCTTCGTCAATAGCATTTTGGATTTTTTGGGCTCTATCGTCCAATAATTTGTTAGTGTCCTCATTTGAAATTCCTAACGGACCACTGGCTCGGCTGGTTCGTTCTTGTTGAGCTGAGAGGCTGTAATACTGCTGCTCAATAGCTCTTATTTCGTCTATGTTTTTTTGGTATAACTCAGCTCTTTGGTCCAAAACCCTGTTAACCTCACGATTTTCTTCTTGTACTCGCTTACTATGTGCATCCAAACTAAAATATCTGCTTTCAATAGCTCTTATTTCCTCTAAATTTTTCTGGTATAACTCTGCTCTTTGATCAAGTACCCTGTTTATTTCTCTGTTTTCTTCTTCTACTTTTTGACTTTGTGCAGCAAGAGAAAAATACCTGTTTTCAATAGCCTGTACTTCCTCTAAATTTTTCTGGTATAATTCTGCTCTTTGGTCAAGTACCCTGTTAATCTCCCTGTTTTCGTCCTGCACTCGCTGACTTTGTGCAGCAAGAGAAAAGTAATTTGCTTCTATATTTTTAATTTCGTCTATATTTTTTTGGTACAATTCTGCTCTTTGGTCAAGTACTCTGTTTATTTCGTTATTCTCATCCTGTACTCTTTGGCTTTGTGCGGCAAGGCTAAAATAACCACTTTCTATAGCTTTTATTTCGTCTACATTTTTTTGGTATAATTCTGCTCTTAAGTCTAAAGCAGTGTTTATCTGCTGATTAGCACGTTCTACATCGCGCGGAACATTACTAGAACTTAAAGTCTGTTGTACTTGGGGATTTAGGGCAACGGAAAAATCTCCTGTTTGAATAGCTAACGCTCGTCTAGCGGTATCAAGCGTTTCTTCGAACACTAAACGAGCGTTATCTGCCTTTAATTCGGCCCTAGCAAAGGCTTGGGCAAATATATCAATAGACGCCGCAGCGTTTTTTGCTTTTAAATTTACATTAGCTAGTACATCGGAAAAAACACGGGCCTGATCAGCCGCGCCAGCGAAGGTACTACTAAGTTTTCCAGGGCCTATTGCACCTTCATTTATATTTCTAGCAACTCTTTTTATAGTTTCTAACTGTTTACCTATTTCTGAAGCTTTTGCTCCGGCACCTGGAGCAAATAAATTTATAGGTTTTACGGCAACAGCATCTCTTGCTAACTTTTGAATAGAAGAAACAGCTAAATTTAAACTACGTTGATTTTGTATCCTAGTATTTACGACTATGTCGGCGCTATATGCAGCCATTGTACGCCGATGCAGACACTACTACTAATGTTAGCGGCGGCGGCGTGCTTTATCCATTTCCTTTTGCTGCTCGTCGTTGATCACCTTGAAGTAGGCGCTCCAGCCGATCAACTCCTCGGGGGTCATGGTGGCGCGAACTTCGGACAGACTCATGCCTAGTTCTTTGGCAACGCCGAACTGCAGCATGAGCCAGTTGTCCTTACGAAGTTCTGCGCTCAGGATTTTGGGTCCATTTCTGCTGCTTCGTCGTCAGTCAAAACGCCGAGCATCAGTGCTTGCAGATCCTTATCTTTCACTTCGTTCTTCAGCACGTCGATTTCACCTGCGCTGAACAGCTTTTGGCCGTTGGCGTCTTGCGCTTTGGCCAGCAATAGTTGCAGCGCAAAAGCGTTGGCGTCGTCAGACTTGGCGTTGCGCTGGGCACGCTCACGCTCAGCCATTGTCAGTGGCGTAACGTACATCTCGAAAATCGTTCCATCCGAGAGTTCGACTTCTTTTTTTACGGGCTCCAGGTTGGCTGCTTTGCGAAGGCGGTCGATCGCACGCAAGTTAGAAGCAGGCATTTGATTTACTGGTGTATGGCGTTACTGTAGCGGATAAGCCAATAAAAAACCCCGGCGGATAACCGGGGTTTGTGTCCCTTTTCGCGCTTATCCTATCAGGACTTGGCGAAGTCGAAAGTTGGGGTGGTGGTGGGACGGAAGTTGATTTCCACGGCCTGTGCGTCATCAGGGTTGATGGACAGGTTGGCGGAAGTCAAGTTTGCCTCGAACTCGATGGAGCGGCTGAGGGTGTCGTCCAGGCTGCCGCTGCTGAACACCTGGTCGGTGTAAAGCTTAAACTTGGCGCCGGTTTGAATGCGCTGCAGCACGTCCTCGATCATCCGGTTGCCCAGGGCGTCGTCGGTGTCGGTGAAATACACCGTTGCGCTGCCTGAACCATCCGCAAAACCTGCAATAAAGGTTTTGAAAGGCACGTACTGGCCTGGGGTAGAACCGATCGTGGTGACGTCGATTTCGTCACGGGTGATCTCGAAGCTCCACTCACGCACCTGAGCCACAGAAGCAAAGGTTGCGTACTCAACCTGGAACTTGTTTGGTGAGACTGCGGTGCCGTCGTCAGTGATCGTGATTGTCGAACCACCGGACGTTGCAGACACCTGCATCACACCGGTTGATGCGGTGTAAGCAATAACGTAATAGGTGGTGCCAGCGGTGATGCCTGCGGGAAGGGTGCCGCTGCCGGTGCCGCCAGTCGTCGTATCGACAACGCTGAACTTAACAGGATCACCTGTTTTGAAGTTCAGGTAGGTTGCAACGGTAAAGCTATCGCCAGAAACATCGACGTCAGCTTCGGCAAACTGACCCAAAGTGCCAGCTGGTTTGTAATACAGGGCACCTGAGGTGCCGGACAGAACGGTGGCGGCCATTGGCGTACCAGAGAACGGGTTTTCTGCGGGCACTGCCCGGCTTTTTACAGGATAGCTCTTTTTTACTAACTCAATACAGTGGCCTTGTAGCCTGTCTCAATGCGCCCCATGAAGTGGGGCGATGCTTCGTTAGCCGAGAATGTTGGGCCTTCAATCTCACTAACGCGGAAGAATACACCGCTGCTTGCTTTTGCAGTCTCGTTAAGAGTCTCTAAAACATCAACTGCTGTGTTTAAAAGAACTTGGTTGCGGGCTGGGCCTTGGCCTTTTTCGGTAAATACGCGGATAACCACCGCACCACGTGCAAAATCGACGCTGCCGGTCAGTGTTGGTTCGTTTGTGATACCAAACGTTACATTGACACGCACGTATTCTGTTGTGATGTTTTTGGGTGCAGCTGTAATGTTGTCGAAAAACACCGGCACTGCGGGGGACAGTGCGTTGAAGGCGTTTAGAAGGGGCTGCTCAATAGCAGCGCGGATGGCTTGGTAGTTCATTAACCGAAACCTCTAGCTTTACCAAACTGTAGAAAAGCTTTATTGCCACCTCTTTTAGTTAGCTTTGCTAGCAATCCGCCCCGTACAAAGTTTGGCCACCAGTCTTGCGGTGCAGTGCTCCAGTTTGGTCCTCCACCAGGAGTTACGTCACCTCGACTAGCATTGTCCGAGCGTAAACCGTACACACGCGGTTTTAATGGTTTTACATCCTCAAAATCTTCATAGGTGTGCGGAACTAAATCCATGGCCTCATCCGCATGAAGAGCACTGTTGACAATAGAATATAAACCGCCCTGCTTAAATTTAATCTTTGGTACGTTGCGTAGATCATATTTATACAAACCTGAGCTTTTTCGAGGTGCGCCAGCTGCTTTTCCGGGTGAAACGGCGTACCATGCGGACGAAAACTCCCCGGTATGTGCTGGCCCAGCTTTAACAAGACCATTCATAATTTCGACACAAGCTTCTCTTGCGGCTCTTACAGCAATACCTTCAATGTCCTTTAATAAAAATTTTATGTCCCTAGCCATTACTGCGGCCTCGCTATGGCGGTGTGGAAGATGGCTTTGGTGCCACGTTCTGTAACAATGTTAAGGAGTTTTGCTTCGCGGGTCTCGCCTGCTTGTGTGTACTGGATCTTGTCGGCTTGAGTTGGGTAGTAGTCGCCCAGCTCGTCCGCACCAAACATCACCTTCAAATCAGTAGTTTGATACAAACCGTCATATTCTTTTGGGTTCACATTCATAATCACAGCCTTGACTGTGACGCTGGTTTCGGCTTCAGTTATCGTCCCAGTTGTGGGGTTGTAAGTAGTGGGTAGTGTGGTTTTGATGTAGGTGATGTCTTGGCCCCAGTCGGCCATCAATCGTGCTGGGATTGCACCAAAGATGTTGTCGATTAGTGCCATATCAACCTCGCTCCAGTCTTACGGCATAGTTGCCTGCACCTGCTTTGGTGTAAGGGCCGAGGTAGCTCGTTACCCAAGGGAATACGTCGAGGATGGTGTTGACCATGCCTGGGTTAAGAGAGTTTTCGTTGTACTTAACCTCAAGATCACCAAGTTTGACCTCTTGGTAGGTGCCGTCGGTGCCTTTGCTACCGGTTAGGGCAGTGGTGTTGTTGGCTAGAGCACGTGCCAGTTCAAAGGTGGCGACTTTGACTTCGTCAGGGATTAGCGTGCAGGCCAGCTTGACTCCGTCCACCTTGTAGTCTTTGCGCGGCCACTTGAGGGCTTGGGTGGTAGTGCAGCGCTCCCCGTAAAACTCAAAATCATCGATAAAACGAGTAGCGGAGATAAGTGAACGGTTCTTCTGATCGTCAGTTTTGTCGGCCCAGTTCGTGTCATCTGGTGTTGTCTCAAAATAAGCGTCTGCTTCGGCCAGCGTCACGAAGCTGTTGGCCGATGCTCCCTCAAGAGTGGCGTCGATTGTTGCGGCCACGGCTTAATACAACCTTTTCCTCAGTTTAGCTTTGGTGCGTCTACTTGGTTTGGGTAGCACTGTTGCGTGGTACACCGTCGCTCCAGACAACTCGATTTGTGCTTGGTAATCGGTCAGTTCGGTGGCAGGGATGTCGATAAATGTTTTTGTATTATTCTTAAGGATGAAAAGTCGCGCCATTTCCATGCCGGTTCGCAAGAGTGAGTACACCGCTAGCAGCGTAAAGAAGGTTTCAGAGCCTGTTGCAGAAAAGCCGCGCAAGTTTGCTGATGTGGTCAAGGAGATCCGCAAGCTACGCGAAAAAGGAAAGACTGTGCCGCAGATTGCCGAGGAACTCATGATGAGCTACACGGTAGTTAATCAAGTTGTGTTGCGCTCTTACAAAATGGTGGCGCGTACTGAAGAGGTGTTTGAGCGGCAAGAGCAGATGCGCCTTGCTAACGGTTGAGCATGAAAAAGCCCCCTTGCGGGGGCTCGTATCCCTTGGTCGATCAGAGCTTATCAGGAATAAGCGGTGGTGTCGAATGGGGTGTTGACCAGCAGACGCACGATCGGCACCATCTTGGTGGTGGCGAAGACCAAGTTCCAGCTGCTGGTGTTAGCTAGGTTGCCGGAAGTGGCAGCGTTGGTGGGGTTGTCGCCAGCGGCGGCCCACTTGGTGCCGGTGATGTGGAAACCGTAGTGGTAGTCCACAGCCAGCACGTCCTGCATGGACAGGATGTTGCGGTCGGCGGCCAAGCGCAGATCCTGTTGGATGCCCTCGGAAACAACGCCAGACTTGAACATGTACACGGGGTACTTCACCTTGTGGGTGGCGGTGCCACCGGTCAGGTAGGACAGCTGGTCGTCGATGACAACGCGCAGTCCGGCGAAGGTGGCGACTTCAGGGTTGCCGACACCAACACCACCACCGCCCCAGGTCACTGCGCCAGAGGCAGCCAGTGCTGAGGTGCTGAACACCAGCATTCCGATCTGCTGCAGGTAGTAAGCAACAGAGGAGTGCATTGCGATCGTGTCGATCTCTTCGCCACGCTCGCCCAGCAGGTTCTTGGCTTCAAGAACGTTGCCAACAGAAATGTAGTTGGCTTCGGTGGGGTTCGTACCAGCGATTGAAGCGTCGTACTGGTTGGGTCCGAGGACGCCAGCAGCGGTGATTCCGCCGAACAGACCCAGCAGGTGAGCCTTGAGGGTGGAAGTCTTCAGCTTGTTGATCGCAGCGGTCAGCTGGTTGCGGACGTGAGCCAGAGGATCAGCGCCGGAACCTAGCTTGCTGAGGTCGTCTGCTGCGTAGCTAAAGCCACGATGCAGCAGAGTCATAATTTGCTCGTCAGCGGAGGTGCCCTGAGGGGTCAGGTAGCCTGCGCCAGAGGTGCCCCAGGTGGCCGCAGAGGTGATCTGCTCCTCGGTGGGGTTGATGGGATCATGGAACGGAACGCGCACGCGGGTGCCGCCTGCACGGGCGTCCAGAGCAGCATTACGCTGGATGATGCCGCTTTGGATCCACTTGGACTGCTCGAAAATGCCTTCAGCGGTGTACTGAAGGAATTCCGGGCGCGTAACCAGATCCGACAGGAATGTTCCGCCGGAATAATTCTCAGAAATGGCAGCCATTTTGGCCTCCTAAAAACAGGTTTACGGGACGTCCCACTGGGACTAGCGACCGGCCTCAGCTTTAAGAATCCGAGCCTTATCAGGATCCTTAGCAAGAAGAATCATCTGCTCGGTAATGTTAAAGCTGTCCTTCAACCACGGGTTGCTTTGGCCAGGTAGGGAGGTGGCGCGGGCACTGCCCGTAACACCCATTCCAGCAGTGTTACTAGCCGCAAAATGATGCTCGTAACCGCTACCGGGATTTTTTAGGTTGGCCACATATTCGGCCACGGGAGTCTCGACGCCGCCGACTACAGCCACAGGCTGTCCGTCTTTGTTACGAAGATTATCCTCTACTAAACGATACAGCTGATCAGGTGCAAGCGCACCAGCAGTTGACAACTGAGACAGCATTGATGCTCGCAGTTGTTCTTTGCTGTAACCCTGCTTCATTTGGTCGATTTCAGCTTCTTTTTCAGCGATTGATTGCTTCAAAGAAGAGATTGTGGTTTGGGCATCGTCCCAGAGCGTTTTGTACTCGCCTGATTCGGCGAGACGTGCCTCTTCGGCTTGCTTTTTGGCTGCTTCAATTTCATTTAGCTGTTGCTGCAGCTTTTCGCGGTTCTCTTTGTCTTTGCGGCGCTCGCTGATTAGCTCTGAGTTCTTTGACTTCAGTGCTTCAAGCTGAGCTTGCAGGTCTTCAGCGTTAACCACAGGCTTGGCAGCTTCGTTCTCCACAGGAGAAGTTACTTGCTGTTCTTCAGACACGGGAAAATTAGGTCAGACGGTACTATTCTACAGTTGTGTTGTCCACTACATCAGTCGGTGCTGGTGTAGGTGCTGGTTGCGTGATTTTTGCAGCCTCTTCTTCAACATTCGTTCCATCCGGCAGAATTTCGCCTCGACGTAGGATTTCAAGCAGCATTTCGTCGCTGATCTTGCCGTTGCTGTTGAGATCGCTCAGCACTGCCACGTCTTGGCCAATCAGGCGGTAGTAGTCGAAATCACGATCCACGCGGATTGTGGGTGGTTTGATGCCGACGTACTTGGCAGCTAGGCCGTAAGCCTGATTTAATGCGCTTTCCAGTTCTTGACTGATGATCGATAGCACTGAGTTGCTTTGGGCTTGGTCAATGCGCTTGGCCTCGGCAGACTCTGCAACAAACTTTTGGCCGAACAGCTTGGTTACACCCAGTGTTGACATCTGGCTTTCTAGAGATTGCAGCTCTTGCATCTGGGCGTCGAAACTTGTCGCGTCTGCCTGCACGTAATACGCCTTGTTGCCAGGCGTCATCGCAATCGCGTAGTTCACACCCATTGATGCGCCACTCAATGCGTCGTCCCAGCCTTCGAGCACCAGTGTTGGCATTGCGGCGATGTGGAGTGCGTGGATTAGGTCGGCTTGGCGTTGGTAGTGGGTGATGTTGAGGTTGGCGATGTCGAGCAGCGGCGGTTGAGAGCGCAACATGCCCCGGCGGTTGCTGTAAATGGGCACCACTGGAATTTCGTCCAGGCTGAAGCCCCCGGTTTGGGAAAATTCGACGATGTCTTCGCCCAGCGTGTACAAGTCATAGCGGCCTGGGTAGATGACACGCATCTGCTCCACCTGCTCTTCACCGAAGTCGTTCAAGGGGCGGGTGGCGTATTCGTGGATTCGGACTTGCGTGAGGGGGCTGCCAGGCATTGTGTAATCTGCCTGACGCCATCCCCAGATCTGTGCGGCGTCCACATGCACGAAATAGGGACGTCGTCCCATCGCACGTTCTTCAGCTAGGTTTCGGGCACCAGTGGCAGCAGGGTAGTCAACCAAAACTGCGCTATGGCCATAGGTAAGGCTGCTGACCAGAGCGCGACGCGCATACTCATTGATGTTTGAGCCGATGCCGTCTATGTTCTCACTTAGCTCAAGCCAGTAACTGTCGCCTTCGATGTGGATCGGTTTGCGGAGAATCGCACCAGCGGCGGTTTCGATTAAACGGTTGGTGTATGGGGAGAGGACTGAGCGATCGATGCGCGTTTGGTAGGCATCGTCATCTTCCCTGGGTTCTTGGGGTAGAAATGTTTCGCTTAGGTCGCGGATGTAGTTGGTGCCACGGGTGACGGCAGCCATGATCTGCCAATCCGCCATCATGGCGATGACTTCTAGGTCGCGGACAAACGGCGATTCACTGACCGACGCACCAGTGGGTGGGATGTTTGCGCTGTAAACCACGGTCAGTTGCCTACTTTATTGTCATTTTGACAGATACTCACCACTTCACCCGGTTGGCCCAGTAGGCGGCGGACATCTTGCCTTTGGCAATGTTTTTGGCGTGGCGTGCTTTGAAGGATTTGTTGCGGGCGCTGCCTTTAGGGCTGCCGCTAACGCCTTGTTGGCCGAAGCGGATAAGTTTTACTTGGTCGCCGTCTTTTGCTAAGACTGCGTGTGATTTACTGGGGTGATTGGGAGTGCGCTTCGGCTTGTTGTAGCCGGAGAACTTTTCGCCGCGATACTCAATCATCGTCCTCCACCTCAATCATGACCTCTATACCTGAGCCTAGCCGTACCATCAGGCCCGCAAAGTCTTCGGGGTCTTGTGGTGTCATGAAAGCAAACGTTGCTTGAGTCATGCGGCTTTCAGCGTCCACTTCCATGTGAGTGCAGAAGCCGGGAACAATGCGGGTGCCCATCAGCCTTGATAAACCACATTCGTGTAGCGGTAAATAGTGTGCGCCATTACTTTTTCTTTTTTGGCTTGCGTTTATGGTTGTAGTTTATTCGAGACGGGCCGGTTTTTTCGCGTTTGAACTTGGCTTTTTCTTTTGGGCTCATCTCGGATGATGTTTTGGGTGTCTTGCTTGACACGCGCTTTGATGGGCGGCACGCTGGATAATCGCGCTTTTCGCCTTTTTGGCGGCCACAAGGCTTCCCGGTCTTTACATCGACCCACTTCTCAGCGAACCAGCGGCCTAAGCCGCCTTTAGGTTTTCTTTTTCTTTCCGCCATCGCTCACCTTGCGGTAGCCGCCACCACGCTTCTTGTATTCACGGACCAGCCATGCGTTTGCATACGCACTTGGATACACCGCAAACTTACGTTTTGCAGCGGCCTTTATTCTTGCGTAAAGGGCTTTGTCTGTAGGCTCGTTACGGCTAGCCATGACAAGTGCTATTTCATTTTTTTGTTATTCTTTTTGGTGCCCTTGCTTTTGGGCTTCTTCTTACCGCCGTGGCCGTAATGTCCGGGCATTGAAGTGAAGGCATCTACCATACACGATACTGCGTTCCACCAATATTTTCGGGTTTTGCAAGGTTGAATACTTGCAGGCAGAGGTAGCCAAGTGCGTCGAAGGCGTGGTCAACGCCAAGGTTTTTGTTGGGGAGGCCGGTGCTTGGGGCGTAAGTCAGTGTGCGGAGTGCTTTTATCAATTCTTTACAACGCGGGTGGATGAACATGCGGCGCGTTCCAGTCGCGTCAAGGAGTGCGGTGTTGACGCAGGTAATCTTGTCGCGGATTTTCCACGGGGCGCGTGGGGTAGAGACGGTGAAGCCGGATTTGCGGAGGATGCTGTGGTCCGTCGTACCAACGCCTTGGGTTTTGCGGGCGCCGCCAGTTGGGTCAGGGCAGCTGATGATGCGACGATCCACGCCGTAGCGATTCTGTACTTCTTCACAGAAGTCCCATGTAGTAGCGCCGCCGGTCATGATGATTTCGTCGAAGATCCAGAGGACGTCGCCTTTCTTTACGGCGCAGATGCCGGTCATTGGGTCGACGTTGAAGTCAACGCCGAGTAGTAGCGGCAAGACTGGTAAGTCTTTTACATCTTTGGAGATGTTTGCATCAGCAAAACTTATGGCTACGAGGCCGGATAGGTTCTCGAAGGACGCCTCAAATTCTTGGCGAAATGTTCTTGGGTCAAGTTGTGAACGTGCAGCCTCCACTTCCTCTGGGGGGACGTTTCCGCCTTGGATGGTGGTGTAGCTCCAGCGTTGCCAGTCAGCGCCACCTTCTTCTTCGGCGTAGTTCCATAGGTCGTAAAACCATGATGCGGTGCCTTCAGGGGTACTAATAAATAATGCCCAACCCTGTTTGTCGGCTAGAGCGGGGCGGAGGACTTCGAACCAGACACCGGGGTCCATGAAGGCGGCTTCGTCCAAGACGACGCCCGAGAGACTTCGGCCTCGGAGTGCCATGGCGTTCTCGGTGCCCTTGAGTTCAATCATTGAGCCGTTGACGAGTTCGAGTTTTAGGTCGGATTCGTTCTTACTTTTGAGCCATTGTTTGGGGACAAGTTGTTTTAGGAGTTTCCAAGCGATGTCCTTCGCCATTCGGTAGGTGGGGGCGCAGTAGAAGTAGGTTTCGCCGGGTTTGTTGATCGCTCCACGCAGGAGTTCGATGCACGAGAGGTAGGATTTGCCGAATCGGCGACCTGCGACGAGGACGCGGAAACGGGCGGTGGAGGAGAATACTTGCCCTTGGGCGTGTCTAAGGGTGAGATTCGCCTCTTTGGGCATATTTTTGGCGTTTTTTACACATTACACAGCTTTTGTGTAAGTTTGACCGCGGTAGGTGAGCTGGATGAAGCGTTTTTCGGCGGTTTCACGCTTGATTTTGGCGCTGGTGCGCTCCAGCTGGCGGGCTTCGAGGGTGGTCATGGCGTTTTGTAGCGATTGTTACTTTTAATTTATGGAGGGTTGCGATTTTTTGGTGTTCCAGGGGGCACAGTTTGCTGAAATTGACCCCCTGCCCCCCC